GGACACAAAAGCAGAAGACCACGCATACGATGCGTTGAGGTATATGTTAATGACAAGGATGACAGGTTATGCGGCGATTCATCAAACGCTTAATGGTATCAAGAATCAGGTCTATCAAGTCCAAAATGAAACATTCGGATATTAATAAATGGCAGAGATAACAAAAGATTCTACCCTTAGAGAAGTTTTAACTTACTACGCTGATAAAAATAAGCGAAAGCAAAGTTTTGTTACAGAGGGTGTAAAGTTATTTAAAGATATTGCAGATGAAAAAGGATCTGCTCTTAAGCTATTTACTCCTGATAAAAATAAAAAGACACTTCTAAATAAAGTTTTAAGTTCAATAGATCCTGATAGTGTAGGTCTAAAACAACCCATGCAAAACCTACGTCAAGTAGGGTTAGCTTTGAAGGGTGTCATACCTGAAACAGATCCTGCCTATGATTTCTTACCTGATAAGCAGACTAACAGCGAAAAGAACTTAAAGATATTTGGCATTGAAGAGCCTGAAAAGGCAAAGTCATTAGTATCTATAAAAGTCAATCCTCAGACAATGAACGAGTTGTTTTCTAAAATAGAAGAATTCAAACTTGACCCAAAGACAGAAGCCATAGCTGATGCTATGCTATTTAACTTGAATACAGGCTTGCGACCTAACGTTGCAGGAGGATTAAAAGTCGGAGGTGTTTACTTTCCTGAAAATGGGGCGATATATATAACTGCTGAAACTAAAGGTGCAAAAGGTAGAAGAGTAAATGTTCCTTTGAGTCCTCTAGCAGACTCTATATTACAAAAACGTATAGCTGACGGTAAAGTCAAAGACAATCAGTTCTTTGTGAAGCCAGATGGTAAAGTTGTAACATCTACAGATATGACCAACTTACTCAAGCAGATAAAAATAAAAGATATTATATTTGATGCTTCAACAGATAAGTACTACGACAGTCTTGCCCCAGAAGGAAAAGATGTTCCCGGAAAGAGAGGATCAGGTCTCTTCAGAAACATCCACACAAAGATAGGACAAAAGGCAGGAGTTCCTTTTGAAAGAATTGCCTACTTACAAGGAAGAAGTCTTGTGGCAGCAGCTCAAGGTTCAGTCGGCGAAGTGATAACTTACGCTACTGATTTTCCGGGAGACATTGACCCTCAAGGTTTTGATGCACAAAAAGCAAATCAGATAAGTTCAATATTTCAGCCCTCTGTGAAAAAATATGGATATGACTTATCTGCCATGACTCCTAGAATAACTCCTAAAACAGCAGGCTTTGAAAATTATTTTGATGCTCCTGCCCTAAGTGATTCAGATGTTATAGAAGGTTCATATGAAAATATTACTGATAAACCTGCTACAAGTTTTAAAGATTTTACTCAAGAAGAATTAGATGAGCTATCTCAATTTGGAATAACAGATACTTCCGAAAAATTACCAAGTCCAGAAACTTCAACTGGCAAAAAGATTTTAAAAGGTGCGGCCACAATTGCTGGAGCAGTTGTCAGTAAGACAGCTAAATCTATACCAATCATAAGTGGAGTACCTGAATACTTTGAAGCAAAAGAAGCAGGCGATCCTGAAGATATAGCGAGAGCTAAAGGTATGATGGGAGCAGTTTCACCGATAATGCCTAGCGACATAAAAGCAGGTGAAGAACTTGTCGAAGCTGCAGCAGAACCTTTAGTAGAAGAAGCAAAAGAATCCATGCAAGAACAAGACGTAGGTTTTCTAGGGGGACTTATGACAAGTTTTGGATACCCAACAGCAGGTAGTTTTGCCGCTGGGGGATTTATAACTAAAAGAAAATAGGAGGGCAATTATGCCAAACAATAACTACAACTATGGTGCTGCATACATAATGAACAGCGACAAGACATCAGTTGATGACCAAATGGGAGCAGACCAATTAACTCGTATGGGTGCAGACTTTGACACAAAGATTGAAAACTACGACTTACAATCTGACATGCCAAAGAAGCAATCCAAGCCGACTGTTGAAGCTTCTTTATTTTCAATGGCTGACGACAAAAACTACTTCTAAGTAAGGTAAGCATATGGCTGATAATTTTCTTCAACCCGAAGACGATACTGGCGTACCTATATCTAATCCATCGGAGCAGATGCCCGGATTAGCTGGTTACGTACGCAGTAAATTCGAGGATTCTGAAAACGGAAGACGTAGTCACGAACTAAGATGGTTACAAGCTTTTAAAAACTTTAGGGGAATATATGATTCCACAACTCAGTACAGGGATTCCGAACGATCTAAAGTATTTATAAAGATAACCAAAACTAAAGTTCTTGCTGCGTATGGTCAGATTATTGATATTCTTTTTGCCAACAAAAAGTTTCCAATAGTTGTTGAGCCAACTCCAATGCCAGAAGGTATTGAAGAATTTGCACATATGAAAACACCTTTAGACGAAGTCGTAGATCCTTACGGCTTTGAGGGAGATGGTAGAGACGTTCCGCCCGGAGGGTTACAAGCTAATCAACCACACAAACTTGGAACGTACGATCAAGAGTTTCCAGACATGTTAGCTAAAGGTCCTGCTAAGATGGGCGAACCTCAACTTAAGCCTGCACAAGAGATGGCATTACGAATGGAAAAATGTATCCATGATCAGCTTCTTGATACAAACGCAGTTAATGTGTTTAGACAGGCTATATTTGAGTCATCTCTATTAGGTACAGGAATCATCAAAGGTCCGTTTAACTTTTACAAACGAGTTCACAAGTGGGAGAGAGATGATAATGGTCAGAGAAACTACGTTCCATACGAGAAGATTGTACCTCGTATTGAATATGTGTCTGTATGGGACTTCCATCCTGATCCGTCAGCAACAAGCATTGAAGACTGTGAGTACGTAATACAAAGACATCGTATGAATCGTCAACAGCTTAGAGGTCTTATACAACGACCTTACTTTGATGCAAACGCTATTGAAGAATGTTTAGCTAAAGGTGCTAACTACGAAGATAAGTACTACGAAGACACTATCAGAGAAGATGAAACTGAGCCGTACTACCAAGAAAGTAGATTTGAAGTTCTTGAGTACTGGGGTGTCATAGACAAAAAGTACGCCGATGAAGTAGGTATGGAAGGCGTCGAAGAGATGTCTGAGTTTGATCAGGTACAAGTAAACGTTTGGATATGTGGTAACGAAGTTATTCGTTGTGTAGCAAATCCATTTACTCCTGCTAGAATACCATTCCAAGCTTTTCCATTTGAGATAAATCCATACCAACTATGGGGTGTCGGTGTCGCAGAGAACATGGAAGATGCTCAGTTACTTATGAACGGTCACGTTCGTATGGCTATTGATAATTTAGCACTAGCAGGTAATCTTGTGTTTGACGTAGACGAAGCTAGTTTAGTTCCCGGACAGAACATGGATATATTTCCCGGAAAGATATTCAGACGACAGTCAGGGGTCAGTGGAACAGCAATCAACGGTCTTAAGTTTCCAAACACAGCGGGCGAAAACATACAGATGTATCAAATATCTCGACAGCTTGCAGATGAAGAAACAGGCATACCGTCAATCATGCACGGTCAAACTGGAGTAACAGGAACAGGTAGAACTGCAGCAGGATTGTCAATGCTCATGGGTTCTGCAGGTCTTGCCATGAAGACAGTTATAAAAAACATAGATGATAATCTACTCAAGCCAATTGGTGAAGCTTACTTTCAATGGAACATGCAGTTCAATGAGAACGTAGATGACATAGAAGGTGATCTTGAAATCAAACCTCGTGGAGTAGCGGCAGTGATGCAAAAAGAAGTAAGAAGCCAAAGACTTACATCTTTACTACAAACTGTGGCAAATCCTATGCTTGCACCATTTATAAAAATACCAAATTTAATGAGAGAATTAGCGATAGCTCAAGACATTGACCCAGATACACTAGTCAATGATGCAAACGAAGCTCAAATATACGCAGAGATGTTGAAAGGAATGCAACAAGATGCTCAACAAGGAACAGGCGAGGGTGCTAGCCCCGATAGTCAACAGCAAGGAATGGGACAACCTAGTGGAGTATCTCAGCGACCTGAAGGAACTGACAATCAAGGGTCTGGTAACGGCACAATCGGAGTCGGAGCTACGCCAACTGCAGGGGAAGCTGGGTTTACTGGAAATGCTCCTCAACCTGAAGAATAATCATAAGGAAGTCATAAAGAATGTCTAGCCTACTAGATTTTGTTGATTTTGGATCTACGTTTTTCGGGCAGCCCGATAAGCAACGAATAAAACGTCAAGAATATTTAACTGAAAATGTGGACTACTATAAGCAAGGATTAGATGCTACAGGAATAAAGGTAAGTGATCCTGAGAGATGGAGCGACAAAGACGATCAGCAAAAACGTGATGTAGACATAACTAAAATTGGAGTTACTGAAGGTCAAGAGGATCAAGATTTATCAGCTACTGATCTAGCTAACTTAAGTGGTGGAGTCAGTAACGCTTTGAGTAGTTCTTCGTCTTTAGAAGCTATAAATGCTAGTTTTATCGATTATAATACATCCTTGCAAAATGCAGGATTTAAAGATAGAAGTCAAAGTTTTTTAAGTAAGAATTTTGGAATATCACTTGCTGCTCCTCAAAGTGTAAAAGATGTTAAGCAAGATATAAAATCAATTACAGCAGAAAGAGTTGCTAAGAGTGTTGGTAAAAAAGCTCTTAGTTTCTTAGGTTTTAATCCAATTGCAACAAATGTGTTAGGTGCATTTGCTCCTGTCACAACGGTTCAAGACCCACTAGGTAATCCTGCAGGTAGACCTAGCCATGCCGTTATGGGAACAGCTATGGATGTAAACTTTTCTATACAAAGTAACAACATATCTCAAAGCATAGCAGCTATGAATGCAAATGTTGCGACAGGGTATGGTGGACAAAAGTCTCCTACTGGATTTTTTGGGTATGTAGGTGGGCAGCTTGTAAGTAGGGCCCCTAATGGCAAAACTTACACTGGCGTAAACGCTGAATATGGCAGAATGGCAGAAGCCTACAGTAAAGGGTATGCTCCTATGGGTTATAATGTTGATACGGAGACAGGTACAACTTCGATTGCTGTTAGTACAGGTGGATTCAGAGGGTATACTGAAAAGGGGGCTATTGCATATGGCAATCAGACTGCACTTGCAGGATCGATGAAAGATGTTGAAGCTACAGGATCAAAGTATGGTATCACTAATAAAGAAGTTATAAATGCTTTAGAAAAAGTAAGAGGTCAATACACTTTTTTTGGTAATCTTAAGAATAACGTAAAGAACCCAATAACTCTTTCCCAAGCACTAGCTGAAAAAGCAAGCAGCGGCAGATACACAAGAGGATCTGATTTAGGAGACGCTGCAGGGTCAGTGGGATCGACAGGAGATTTAGGCGGAGCTACAAGTGCAGGGTACTCCACTCCTTCTGCTGTGGCATCAGCTTCTAGTTTTGGAGATGAACCCGGAGATGAGACTGACAATTCTCCTAGTGGTGATTCTAGCTCTATGGGAGAAGACTCATCAGGCGGAGGATACGCTACAGCTAAAGGGGGAAAAGTAGGAAACGGTTTTGCACTTGGCGGAAGAGGTACAGCCGAACCTGCAGGATTTATTGGTGGACCTCCTGAAAACTACAGTGATCAAACAACCATTGCAGATGACATTCCTCTCAAAGTAAAAGACGGAACATTCGTAATTAACGCCCCTGCTGTAGAATATGCAGGCTCTATAGATATACAGAAAATGTTATCTGAAGGTTATCAAAAAGCTATGACTAGGGACATAGGGGTTGACAAAAACTTTAAGATTGGTAAAATACCAAGTAGAGAAGAGTTAGATATACAAATATCTCGTGGCGAAGTTGTTGTCCCTCCACACGTAGCAAAAGCAATAGGCTACGACAGATTAGAAAAAATAAATAACAGAGGTAAACGTGAGGTAACACGTAGACAGCAAGAGAGTGGTCAAGAACAACCTCAAGATAAACAAGGCTTTGCTGCAAAAGGTGGTAATTTTACTACATTTACAATAGATAAAGTTGCTAAAGCCTACAAAGATAAATACCCATCCGCTCCCATAGCACGTCAAGAAATTAAAAAGTTAACTAGAAAAATGCCGTTAGAAGATGCTTTAGCTATTCTTATATGGGGCGAAGCTAAGAATCTTGGGGATGAAGGGCTTGAGGGAGCGGCTCACGTTTTAATAAATAGAGCAAATGCAGAGAAATACCCCGGATTCGGAAAAGATATATACGACGAGATAACAAGAACATACAAAGGCTCAAAAGGCGAAAGAATATTTGAGTTCAATGCTGTTGAGCCTACAAAATTTAGAGAGACAGTAAAAAGATTTAATAGTGATCCCAAAACTTATGCTAGAGTTAGAAACATCGCTGAAGAAGTAATGGCAGGAGCTAGAAAAGATTTTACAAACAATGCTCTTTTCTTTTGGAATCCAAACACCTCAACAAGTGATTGGTACAAGGGTAAAGTTGCTAGGAAAGAATTTAAAGAAACAACTAGAACTGTTAATCCTAAGAATAAAAAAACTTTACATGTTTATCATGTGCCATCTGATTTCAAAATGGATACATTTTTAAAAGAACAAACAGTTACTCCAGAAGAATTTAAAGGTTCAAAGCCTATAATTAATGAAATACCAACACCCAAGATGCGACCCGAACAAAAAGAAGAAGATCGCAGTGATGACGGTGGAGGTTTTATAGATTATCTTAGAAGATTATTTTAAGAATCCGTCAGCTACCCAGTAATATCACTGGCCCTGACAAACCGAAGCAGCTACCCACAGCCATGTGGCACTGCAATAAATGAGGTAAAATACAATGGCAAAACAAGTAAAAGGTGCGAGAGCAAACAAACCGAATGACTCCTTTGGAGTTCTTAACAATCCAAATCTTTACAAAAATAAATACCGTGAGGAAGTGGATAGAGACGATGATGACGATGAAGTACAAGCTCAAGACCCCACTCAGGAAGAACAACAAGAAGAAGTGGCTACTCAAGAACAAAGTACAAGTTTCGTAGAATCAAAACAGCCAGCAGAAGAACACGATTACAAAAAGCGTTACGATGATCTTAAAAAACATTACGATGCTAAACTCAATGAGTTCAAAAGTGAGCGTGAACAGCTAGCTAGTGAGATAAAAGCAATTAAAGAAAACATGCAAAGTTTACCACAAGGAACTGTTCCTCCAAAATCTGCGGAAGAACTTCAGGAGTTTAAAGAAAAGTATCCTGATGTTTTTGAAGTAGTGGAAACTGTTTCTGGTTTAAAAACTGAGCAGACAGTTGCTAGTCTACGAGAAGAAATCCAAGTCGTTAAAGAGAGGGAGAAAGCTCTTAAGAAAGAGAAAGCATATGAAGAACTACTTCGTTTGCACCCTGATTTTGGTACGTTAAAGAGTGATGAGAAATTCATTGCTTGGCTCGATGATCAGCCTGAAGAACTAAGCAACGGTATATATAAAAACAATACTAATGCTAAGTGGGCTGCTAAAATAGTATCTCTTTACAAAGCAGAAATGGGCATATCTGCGAAAAAACCAACCAAGTCTATGAAAAGTGATCCAGCAGCTACGGTGACTAAAACTCAACCAAAAGATGTTGCGATAACTGATCAAAAAGGAAAGATTTGGAAAGTGTCTGAAATCGCCAAACTCAAGCCGTGGGAATTCGAGAAACTTGAAAAAGAAATCGACCTAGCACGACAAGAAGGGCGAATAACTCAATAACTAACCTCAAATAGAGGAAGGATAGAAAAATGGCTTTTAATTCAGCTTCAGGGTACAATAATTTACCGTCAGGTAATTTTGCTCCCGAAATCTTTAGCCAAAAAGTTCTTAAGTTCTTCCGTAGAGCTTCGGTTGCAGAAGATATTACGAATACCGACTATACTGGCGAAATTGAAAACTTTGGTGATACTGTTAACATAATGAAAGAACCAACACTGACTGTGTCTTCATATTCAAGAGGTTCTGTAGTTAACCCACAAGACTTGGCAGACGATCAAATAACATTGACTGTCGACCAAGCCAATGCTTTCGCATTCAAAATAGACGACATCGAAGAGAGACACTCTCACATTAACTTTGAAGCACTAGCAACTTCTTCAGGTGCTTATGCTCTAAAGAGAAAGTTCGATGCAAACGTTCTTCAAAGCTTATCTGACGGTGCTGGAATTGCAGCATCTGCAGTATCAGGTACAACTTTAACAACTACTGCTGCGGCAGGTACATTAGGGACAACTGCTGCTCCTATCAACGTTGAGACAGACGATGCGGGTATCAATATGATGCTTGCAATGGCTAGACTTCTTGACGATGAGTCTGTACCTGAAGAGAACAGATGGTTTGTAGCACCTCCAATTTTTTATGAGAAAGTTTTCCAAGCAGGAAACAAGATTGCTGAAGTTCAGGTAACTGGCGACGGTACATCTCCTCTAAGAAATGGTCTTGCAACAGTCGGAACTCTCGCTGGTTTTAGATGTTACAAGTCTAC